CGGACAAGGGCCTGATGACGCGCGACGAGATCCGCGCTCTCGAAGATCTTGAGCCTATGGGAGGCAACGCCGCCGTACTAACGGTGCAGTCCGCCATGACGACGATGGATTCCCTGGGGAAAGCCCCTGAAGCACAGCAGGCACGTGCGGCACTTCGCGCGTTCCTCGATATACCCGACGAGAAGAGGGCTTAAGCCGATGACCATTAAGACGCTTCCGGGTGCTCCGGAGGGTCGCCCGTGCGCGGGTATCACCAGCCAAATGCAGCCCCGCGCCATGGATCGCTGGAACGCGGGCGTACGGGCCGCGGCCAACGACGATGCCGATCGGTCGATCAGCGTCTATGACGTCATCGGCTACGACTACTGGACTGGCGACGGCGTCACCGCCAAGCGCATCGCCGCCGCCCTTCGAGGGATGGGTTCGGGCCCCGTGGTCGTGAATATCAACTCGCCAGGCGGCGACATGTTCGAAGGCCTGGCGATTTACAACCTTCTTCGCGAGCACGACGGCGAGGTAATTGTAAACGTGATCGGCCTGGCCGCTTCGGCCGCGTCGGTGATCGCTATGGCCGGCGACAAAGTGCAGATCTCGCGAGCGGGCTTCCTGATGATCCACAACGCCTGGGTCATGGCTGTCGGCAACCGCAACGATCTGGCTGAGGTTGCAGCGACGCTGAAGCCCTTCGACGACGCGATGGCGAGTATTTATGCCGCTCGAACCGGTGCTGACCAGAAGGCCATGGCAAAGCTGATGGATGCAGAAACGTGGATTGGCGGCCAGTCCGCGATCGACGACGGCTTTGCAGACAGTCTCTTGCCTTCCGACCAGGTCGAGAAGGGCGCCGGAAAGGCGACCGCCTCGGCCGCTCGTCGACTCGAGGCCGGCTTGCGCGCTTCGGGCATGCCGAAATCCGAGGCCATGCGCCTGATCAGTGAGTTCAAGTCCAGTTCGGGTGATCCGGCTGGCGGCGGTGCGGGTGATCCCACCGAACACGACCCGCAGGTCGTTGATCAACCCAGTGAGGCGGATTTCGCCGCCGCGCTCCGCAGCTTCACCCTCTGAAACCCGAACGGAGAAACACATGAACAAGCGTCTCATCCTGATGGTCACCCTGACCGTCCTGGGCATCTTCCTCGCATTCGACGCCACGGCGGCGACCGCGCTCTTTCACCTCGTCACGGCCCACCCCGCGAACCTACTCGCGGCCACGCCCATTCTGGCCGCTCTTCCCGAGGGCATCCAGACAGAGCTGAAGCGTATCGGCGACGACGTCAAGGCCTACGCCGAGAAGGCCGACCGGGAGATCAAGGCTCACACGCAGCTCTCCGAGGACACCCGGAAGAACGTCGACGAGCTGCTTCTGAAGCAGGGCGAGCTGCAGGCCAACCTCCAGCATGCGCAGCAGACCTTGGCGAAGATCGAAGCCAACGGCGCCGGCGGCGACGTCCAGCACCAGAGCTTTGGCCAGCAGTTCGTGAATAGCGACAACTTCAAGGCCTTTGCCGGACAGGCTTCCCCGCGCGGGCGCGTGGACATGACGTTCAAGGCCGCGATCACGTCGGTCACCACTGACACCGATGGCGCCGCTGGCGACCTGGTTCAGACCACCCGCGTACCGGGCATCATCAGCCAGCCGGACCGTCGCATGACGATCCGCGATCTGCTCACTCCGGGCCAGATGGATGGCAACGCCCTGGAGTACGTGAAGGAGACCGGCTTCACGAATAACGCCGGCATGGTCGCTGAAGGTGCGAAGAAGCCGGAGTCGAGCCTGAAGTACGACGTCGTGAGCACGACCGCCAAGGTCATCGCGCACTTCGTGAAGGCTTCGCGTCAGATCCTCGACGATGCTTCCCAGCTGGCGAGCATCATCGACGGCCGCCTGCGTTATGGCCTGGCCTTCAAGGAAGAGCAGCAGCTGCTGAACGGCGACGGCACGGGCCAGAACCTGCTTGGCATCATCCCTCAGGCCACTGCCTACGTCGCTCCCTTCGACCCGGGCAGCGCAACGGTGATCGACAAGCTTCGCCTCGCCATGCTCCAGGCGGAACTGGCCGAGTATCCGTCGTCCGGCATCGTGCTTAACCCGACGGACTGGGCCCGCATCGAGCTGCTGAAGGACACCACCGGCCGCTACATCATCGGCAACCCGCAGGGTGTCATCGGTGCGACGCTCTGGAACCGCCCGGTGGTTTCCACCCAGGCCATTGCTGTCGATAAGTTCCTGACCGGCGCATTCCGCCTCGGCGCTCAGCTGTTCGATCGCTGGCAGGCACGCGTCGAGATCGCGACCGAGAACGAGGACGACTTCGTCAAGAACCTCGTGACGGTGCTTGCGGAAGAGCGCCTGGCCCTCGCGGTCTATCGCCCTCAGGCCTTCATCTATGGCGACCTCGGCAACGTCGTCGACGCCTGATCGCTCTGATCGTTGATCCACCAGGTGGCCCGGTACGCCGGGTCACCCTTTCGGAGACTGAGCATGCTCATCAAATTCATCAAACCCGATCCGCGCGCCGGATCTACCGCGTGCATGGACAGTAGCCGCGGCCAGCACTTCATCGACACGCGGTGTGCGGTCAAGATTTCGGAAGCGGGCGAGCCCATCGCGAGTTCGCCGTCACCTGCTGCTACGCCCGCACCGGCACCGGCACCGACACCGGCACCGGCACCGGCACCGGCACCGGCACCGGCACCGGCACCGGTGCTCGACCCGACGGACGCGCAAAAGTTCGTCGACGGGACCGTCGATGAGGTGAAGGCCCGAATCGACGGAGCCGAGAAGGAAGCGCTTCAGCCGGCCCTCGAAGCTGAGAAGGCCAAGGAAGACAAGGCGCGCAAGGGCGTGATGGACGCGCTCACCGCCGCCATCGCCGCGCTGGAACCGCAGTCCTAACATGGACCTGATCACCATCGAACAGGCCCGCGCGCATTGCCGGGCCGACTCCGACGACGACAGCATGCTCGAGCTGTACGGCTCGGCTGCTGAGGAAGCTGCGCAGAATTTCCTCAACCGCCGCGTTTACAAGGACGCCGTGACGATGGCGCAGGCCGTGCTTGATGGCTCGGCAGGCGATGACCCCATGGTTGCCACATCCGTGGTTTCCGCTGCTGTCCTGCTCATCCTCGGGCACCTGTACAGGAATCGTGAAGAAGTGCTTGTAGGAACGAGCGCGGCCGCTGTGCAGCTGCCTGTGGGGGCTAACACGCTTCTGTGGCCGCATCGTATCGGGCTGGGTGTCTGACGATGGGCCTGGCCGCTGGCGAGCTCAACCGGCGCATCACCATCCAGAAGCGGGTGCAGGGGCAGCACGACGATGGGCAACCGTTCGATGATTGGGTGGATGTGGCGACGGTGTGGGCAAGCATAAAAACGCTGAGCGGGCTGGGCACGATCAAAGCAGCCAATGATGTACCTCTGTCAGTCTCGCAATACAGCTTCCAAATTCGGTACCGGCGCGATCTCGATGCGGGAATGAGATCTTTGCTCGATGGGGTTCCTTACGACATCACGTTGGTGAAGATGGATGAGGCCCGCCGGGAATGGACGGACCTCGTCTGCAACCGCGGTGCGAACAATGGCTGACCCCATTCAGACGAAGGTCGACCTTTCCAGCATGCGCGCGGGTCTGGCGCAGCTGGCGGGTCCGGCCCGCGAGAGTATCGCGCGGTCCATGGCCGTCGCCGGCGGGCAGGTCATTCGTGACGAGGCAAAGAATCGCGCTTCGCGCGGGGACGGTGTTCTGGCATCCGCGATGTACCTGGCTTACAAGCAGGCTCGGTCGACGGACAGCGAGCAGGTGTACTCGATCTCGTGGAACGCCAAGAAAGCCCCGCACGGGCACCTTGTCGAGCTGGGATATTGGCAGCCGTACGTCGTCGTAAAGACCGCGAAGGGCGACTACATCACCACCAACAAGCTCCGGCCCGATGGTCCGAAGCGCATCGCTGCCCACCCGTTTCTTCGGCCCGCTCTTGATGCGGCAGGCCCGTCGGCGTTCAAGGCCATGTTGACGCGCGGCAGGCAGCGGATGTTCGACCTCCTTGCGGATCCCACCTCGGTGGATGAACACGTATGACC